ACCATCGTCTGGAATAGCATCTCAAAACCCTGTCGGCCCCAGTCGATCAGCCGCTCCATGAATTCTTGGATGATATCCGTGAAGCTAAACGAATCTAGGAACTGTTCTGCCTGTTCAAACCCAAGAGCACCGAGGATCCATGAAACCACGCTCTTCAGCAAGTCAAGAGGTCCGCCAATGATGTTCTTCACGAGAGACGTGATACCCTCTCCGATTGCAGCGCCGATATCCCCGGTCTCCTTGAACTTGTCGACAGCGGAGAAGATCGACCGGAACACCTCGAACAGGATACCAAGCGGTGCTGCGATTCTTCCAATGAGCTTTCCAATACCAAAGAACTTGGTAAACTTCTTTTTTAGCAGGGAGAGGATATCCTCAAATGGCGCCAGGATCTTTGAGAAGAAGCCTCCGACCTTTCCGAAGACATTACCAAATTTCTCTGTAAGCCCACTGATAAACTTTCCTAGGCCCATCTTTTCAAACAACGGCCCGATCTTCAGAAGCTTTCCGATCTTTCCTAGGATGCCGACGAAAAATTCTGAGAAGTATCCAACGATCCCAGCAATGAATCCTGCAACGAGCCCTCCGAGGATCACAAGGCCGCCAATGATCTTACCTAGCCAACCTTCTTCAGGCTTCTTTGGTTTATCCTTGTCTTCGCCTCCGCCAATCTTTAGCTTCTGCAGAATCTTCAGGAGCTCGGCATCACGTTCTTGCTGCTGCAGAGATCTGGTCTTTTCCTTTTGCTCGTTTTGCTCGTATTGGAATGTGAGCAAGTTCAGGATGGCTGCAGCGTCGTCAATCAGAAGACTCATCTTGAACGATACCGCTGCGCTGTGGGTGATGAGTTCTTCTAGCGTCTGCTCGATGGCACTCTTTGGAGCTTCTTGCTTCTCCACTCCCATGGATTCGTTCACTGCATCGACGAATGCCTCTGCGTACTTTGTAGCATCCGCCGCCTCTTGCTCACCGCCTTCTGCTGCTGTAGAACTGAGTGGAACAAATGGTGATGTACTCGCTGTTTCCGATCCTGTGGTCTGGGAAGGGGCTGCAGTTGCGCTACGTTCAGCTGCAGGTGTTTCTGCAGTTCCTGCTGCTGGAGCCGAGGCAGGAGATTGGCCAGGTCCCTGTGGTAGCGCATCAGAGGTTTCTGTCAATCTGTCGTAGATCTTCTGCAGGGTCTCGTTAGCAACCATGGTCTCCAGAAGAGTATCCTGGAGGATTGGCTTGATCTTTCCAAGATCCGTGTCCTTCGTAAGAACTTTCTTGAGTAATCCGTTCCCTTCCTGTGCCGACTCCGTGCTCGCACGGAACGTGTCCATGACCGCAGCCAACGTCTTCGTCGACGTGATATGGATCTTCTCCGCAAACTCATTCTGAACCATGAGTTCTAGCAAGATGTCCTGAAGCGGTGACTGCTGGGTGTTTTCGTTCATGTCATGGACTTATTCCGGCGCTTGGCCCTCTCGTTTTCCTCTTTGATGTGTTCCATCAGCAAGGACAGATAGATTTCCCTCTCCCACGGGAGCATGTTCTCAAGTTCGGTCAGGCTGTACTTGTGGTGCTGCATCAGAGCGAAATTGGTCTGGTAATGGTTGACCAGACTTTCATGGGAGAGGCATACTAGAAAAAATTGTTGAGCCCCTTGATCAGCATCGAGTTCTTCTCGTTGCACTTACCGCAACAGAAATCCACCGAATGCTGGAGCTGAGGAATGGCTTCAACGTACTTTTGGATCTGCGTGAACTGTGTCCGGTTCAGCGACTCCACGAATGCCTTTAGTTCCTCTGGCGAATGGTCGTCGGCACGATAGGTTCCATTCTCGTCGAAGATCGAATCGATACACCCAGTGATCAGCGCCATGATCACTTCCTGAACGTTGCCGCCGCTCTTATCCGACAAATCAGAGATGAGATCGACGGTCGGCCAGCGCATCACGACTCCGATCTTGTCCGTCAGTTTGATCCGCGGACTCGGCTGGCTGGACATGTCGACAGTGATCTCGTCTAGGTTGATCTCAACCGGGTTCGGAACTCCACACTTCTCGCACTTCAGGGTTAGCTTGGAGACTTCTCCAACCGACTTCGAGGCGAGCTTCAGGAAGATATACTCCAGATCAAACGAGGACAGCTTGTCAGGATCCACTGCGCCGAATGTGCAGGATGCCACAACATCCTTGACCGCACGGGAGATCTGCTTCGGGTCTGCAGATTCTCTGGCAAGCATCAGGATCTTCTCTTCTTTTACCAGGTACGGACGGTACGTTACACGCGCATTCGTCGAGGGAATGCGAATTTCATATCTAGGGGTCTGGATTGACGGTAGTGCCATGACGAGTTTATGTTATAGGTTGTCGTTCAGAAAATCTTCTTGATCCCGCCGATCGCCGTCTTGATTGTCGAGATGGCGCTCTCGATTGCTCCTTCCTCGGTGAAGTTCTCGTATGCCATCGTGACAGAGAACTTCTGGATGGAGTTTTCAGCAGTGTTGTCCAAGGTGATCGAGGAGAAAGTGACAGGGTACGCGCCCTTCAACTTGACGCCGTACACTGGCAGGTTTTCCTTGTTCAGCTGCTGGATCACCACATCGGTGGTGTACTTGTCGGCATACGCTGCCGTGTACTTTTCCGGGTCGATGACGCTCTTGGCCCACTTGTCAAACATCTTCTTGATGTAGTAGTCCTGCGTCAGAAGGAATGTGAATGTGACCTCTTCATTGATGAAGCCGTACGGGATCTTCTCGGGATGCGCGTACGACTGATAGTCCACCGTGGTGATCTGACGGCCAGGTAGGGAGCACGACTCGCACAGGATTCCGATGTCTCGCGGGTCGTTGATCAGGGAGGATGCCTTGAAATTACCGGAGATGAGTGATACCGCGATGTTCTGAAGATCGATGTTCAGGAGACTTGCTGCCGGTGGCTGCATGTACACAGCAAACCGGTTCTGCATGGCGACTCCGCCGTGCTTGCCGATCGCTCCCTTTAGGTCGTTGATACTCTTTCCGAGAAGTGTTGCCATGATAGTTAGACCGACTGACCTCTGTAAATCTTCTGGGAATCGCGCCAGACGCGTTCCTTCCGAGCACCCTTGAAGTGTTCTGTCGGCAAGAAAATGGCTGTTTCCCAATGATTGGCTGATACCTGTGAGATTCGGCTCTGGATCTGATCGGTCAGGTAGTGCTTGAGGCAGGGACGGAAGTAGCGGAACCTGGCAGCAGAATTAAGAAGCTTGTACCTCACCCTCAGCCTGGTCCGTTCAGTGAGCTTATCATCCGAGAGCGTAGCGACCAGCTTGTCTAGGAAGACTGCCCGGGCTCTTGGATCCAGGTAGTGCATGTTCAGGCCCATGAAGCCTCCCGGAGCTGGTCCTAGTAGAATGACCAGAGGGAATCGGTCGTAGTAAGGAAGAGTTTCCTTGTGCAGGGCATCGTACACGAACATGTACATGTGTCCGGCAATCGGATTTGGCTTCATCTTGAGCTCAGGATCCTGCAGAAGGCTTGTTCTGCGGATCTTTCCGTTCAGTTCACGGACCCGCTCGATGAACCACTCACGGGCCTCTTTGCTGCGAGCCTCAAGGCCAGTCGCAGTGCGTTCAGACGTCAACTTATCTAGCAGTGATGCCATAGCTCCTATTTATGAGCTTTCTCAGGTAATAATCTTGATGCCGAGGCTCTTCAGGAAGTCTTCGTTCCAGACCTCAAACTTCCATCCTCTGTCGGCTGCGTACTCCTTGGCTGCTTCCCACTTGCTGGTGTTCTTGACGTATGTCAGGACCTCGGTGATGTACCTCTTGGTCTTCCTTCCAGGGTTCTTCGGTGGTACAGTTTCCTTCTTCGGTTTGATCTCGACGAGGAAGATCCGACCGTCCTGCAGTTCAAACTTGACGTCCACGAAGTACCGGTGCATCTTTCCGTCTGTGCTGCAGCGGTACGGTACAACTACCTCCTCGGAAGACCAGCTCTTAATGTTCGACTGCTCGTCTAGCCAACGAAACACCTGTCTCTCCCAAAGAGACCGGTATACGATATTTGAGACATCCCCCTTGTACTTGCCTGGGTTTCTTGGCGAGAATTTACCTCGGTATGTCATATAAATATAGTTTCTATTTATGGCCTTAACAGAGCTAGTACAAGCGGCAAAGGAGAATGCGACGGTGATGCTTCCGCCGTACGTCACCCGCGGCACACGACCTGATATCGTGTTTCCGCTATCGCTCAGGTCGAAGCCGGTACCGTTTATCACGTTTACGCCAAAACCACCCCGGCCAGGTACTAGCGTATCAGGGACGATTATTCATCTCCCGATGCCTCCGGGAATCTCGTTCAATGATTCGATGTCGTACTCGAGCATCGATCTCGGAGTGATCGGGCAAATCGGGACTGAGGTGATCTCAGAGGTCGCAAAACAGACATCTGTTGCAGAGGCTGCTGGAGCCGGCGTTGGAGCACTAGCTGGAAGTCTCGTGAACAAGATGCGCAAGATGAATGCGGCCGCAACAGCATCCATCATTGCCCGGAAGGCCGGTGTTAGTTCGGTTGCCGATAACATCGATTTTAGCACGAGGCAGGTCATTGCACCAAACACGAATACTACGTTTCAGAACTCGTCAGTTCGTCAGTTCCAATTCACATTCAAGCTGGTCGGAAAAAGCGAAAAGGAAGCCAAGGAGATCGACCGGATCATCAGCATATTCCGTATCGGAATGTACCCAAAAGGAAATGACGTCATCCTTGAATACCCCGCGATCTGGAATATTGATTTCCAAATACCAATTGATGCCGAGAATAGCAAACCAAATACTTTCATCCCTAAGATATTTTCTTGCTATCTAATTTCTATGAATGCCGTGTACAATGGTAGCACCAACCTGTATCACGGCGACGGTAGTCCGATCGAGACAGATATCTCTCTTCAGTTCCAGGAGACCAGACCGCTTACACAGGACGATATCCTTAAGCTCGGTGGCCAAGTATCACGTCAACGCTAACCTATGGCCTTCTTTCGTCAATTTCCAAAGACTGAGTTTGACTATCTAGGTAATGGCGTCATTACTCGCATCACTGATATCTTTCGGTTCGTCAAGGCTGACAACATCTTCCTGGACGACATGTCGACGTACCAGTACTTTCAGATCGTCAATGGCGACAGACCTGATATCGTGTCAGTATCGCTATATGGAACTCCTGAGTACTATTGGACCTTCTTCATCATCAACGAGCATCTGAAGACCGGTTTGGCCGGATGGCCAATGGGTCCGACGGAACTCGAGGACTACTTTGATCTAGAGTACGATGGGATCGTCATCGATACTGAACCAGTCGTAGTGCGTGGAAGCGACGGTCAGGTGACAGAGTACCGTAACTCTTTGGCGAGTCGGTTTGACATCGGCGAGACGCTGACTGGATCAGTGTCTGGAGCATCTGGTATCCTCAA